TTATATCCTACAATCCAGAAAATGATTCTTAAACTAAAAAAATTTTTTTTATATTTATAACAAAACAATAATTAATAACATGAAAGCAAAAACTTTTGAAAATCTAATTAGAAAAGTAGTTAGAGAAGAAATCGATTATGCGTTACGCAGAGAAATTAAAACTCTTAGGGAAGATTTACGTGATGAATTTAAACCAACTATAGTAGAACATACTGAAAAAATAGTTGAAATTCCTGAAGCTACAAAAACCTCCTTAAGAGAAAAAATTATGGGTACACAACCTATTAAACCACGTTCAAAACAACATTTTTCAGGAGATAATACATTAAATGATTTATTAAACGAAACAGCAATGGGTGATACAAATTTAGATTCGGGTAATGCACCTGTAAGTTTAGCTCAACCATTTGCAACAGGAGCTCCATTACCAATGGATACGACAGGTATGCCTGCTGAAGTAGCGAGTGCTGTTACAAGAGATTATAGTGGTTTAATGAAAGCAATAAATAAGAAAAAAGGAAAATAATGCCAATAATCCAAGGAGTAAAAAGAATAAGTCCCTTAGATCTTAACAAAAATGTTACGATTGGGGTAGCTTTTCCCTTGGATGAAACAAATTTATTTAAAGGTACCCAAACTGAAAAAGATCAAGCAAAAGCTAATTTAATAAATCTTTTATTAACTCAACAAGGAGAAAGAGTAAATTTACCTAATTTTGGAGTAGGTTTAAAAAATCTTTTATTTGAACAACAAGTAAATTTAGAATTATTAGAAGAAAAAATCACTCAACAAATAAATATATATATTCCTAATATAGTTTTAGCAAACCTTAGAACAGGATTATCCGAAGATGGACATACTATTTTTATTAGTATAACTTATAGATTTTTACTAGATAATTCTACTGATAATATACAATTAAATTTTAACTAATGGCTTATAATAAAGTATCAAATAAAACACAAGATAAAGATGTTAAATATCTAAGTAAAGATTATAATTCTTTTAAAAATCAACTTATAGAATTTACTCAAACTTATTTTCCTGAAAATTTTAATGATTTTAGTGAAGGGAATCCTGGTATGATGTTTTTAGAGATGGCTGCTTACGTAGGAGATGTTTTATCATTCTATACAGATACTCAATTAAGAGAATCATTTTTAAATTTAGCTCAAGATAGAGAAAATTTATATAATTTAGCTTATACACTAGGATATAAACCATCTGTAACTAATGCAGCTAACGTAACTTTAGATATCACTCAATTAGTTCCTTCTAAACTAAATGGTTCTATATACCAACCTGATTATGACTATGGTTTAACAATAAATGAAAATTCGACTTTTTCATCAACTGAAGGTCCTTCTTTTTATATAACAAATGATGTAAGATTTGATTTTTCTTCTTCTTTTGACCCAACTGAAATAAGTATATATCAATATGATTCTTCAAATAATCCACAATATTTTTTACTTAAAAAATCAGTTAATGCTATTTCTGCTGAAACTAAAACACAAACTTTCACAATAGGAGATGTTGAAAAATTTAAAACATTAACATTATTCGATACTAATATTATATCAATAGAATCTATAATAGATTCAGATGGAAATACTTATTCTGAAGTACCTTATTTAGCACAAGATACTATATTTGAACCTATAGAAAACACAGCAGCTAATGATCCTGATTTACAGAGTTACAATCAACAAACCCCCTATCTTTTAAAACTAAAAAAAGTACCAAGAAGATTTATTACTAGAGTAAAGCCAAATAATCAATTAGAAATTCAATTTGGGGCGGGTACTAGTGATAAAGCTGATGAACAAATAATACCTAATCCCGATAATATTGGATTAGGAATTAAAGATGGAAGAAGTAAATTAGATACTGCTTATGACCCATCCAATTTTTTATATACAAAAGCATATGGACAAGTCCCTTCAAATACAACACTAACTGTTACTTATTTAATAGGGGGTGGTATAGATTCTAATGTTAACAGTAATACTATTACAGAAAAAGAAACATTATCTATAACTAATAATCCTAATATTAACCCAAGTATGTTAAATTTTGTTAAATCTAGTATATTATCTACAAATGTACAAGCAGCAAAAGGTGGTGGAGCAGGAGATTCTATTGAAGACATTAGACTTAATACAGCAGCTCATTTTTCAGCTCAACAAAGAACAGTAACTAAAGATGATTATATTATAAGAACATTATCTATGCCCCCTAAATTTGGTAGAGTTGCTAAAGCTTATATAACACAAGATGATCAAATATCACCTCTAACAACCGAACCAAATCGTATTCCTAATCCTTTAGCTTTAAATTTATATACTTTAGGATATGATTCAAATAAATATGTAACAACCCTAAACACAGCTACTAAAACAAATTTAGCTACATATTTAGAACAATATAGAATGCTAACAGATGCTATTAATATTAAAGATGCTTTTGTAATTAATTTTGCTTTAGATTTTGAAATAACAGTTTTTAAAAATTATAATAACCAAAGAGTATTATTAGATTGTGTTTCAGAAATTCAAAACTATTTTAATATTGATAAGTGGCAAATTAATCAACCTATTATAATTTCTGAAGTTAAAAATTTAATTGGAGGTATAGAAGGTGTCCAAACAGTAGAAGATATAACATTTACAAATAAAAGTGGTACATTTTTAGGATATTCACAATATAAATATGGGTTTAATAAAGCAACTAAAAACGATATAATCTACCCATCAATGGACCCAAGCATTTTTGAATTAAAATACCCTAATACTGATATTAAAGGACGCGTAACAACATACTAATATGGCATATTACTTTTTATTTCCCGAAATCGACACAACACTATACAGTCATCCTGATAGATCTAAAATGAACACAGGTAATGATGAAATTTTAGAATTAGTTAAAGAAAGAGGAACTACAAACCAACTTTTATACCCTTCAAGAGTTTTAATTAAATTTAAAAATGAAGAAATCCAATCAGCTATATCTGATGTTATAGGACATACTAATTTTCAAACAAGTACATCTTCAAGTTTACAATTGTTTTCTGCTCAAGGAAAAAATGTTGCAACAACATTAAATGTTAATGTATATGCTATATCTCAGTCTTGGGATGAAGGCACAGGTAGATATTCAAATTTACCTACTAGTTCAAATGGAGCTAGTTGGATATATAGAAATAATACTACAACAGCTACTGAATGGACTACAGCAAGTTTTGGAAACGAATCTACGGGATCCGTAAGTGCTTCTGGAAATAATATACTTTTAACCCCTGGTGGTGGTGTTTGGTATACGGGAAGCGAATTTAGAGCTAGTCAACAATTTAAAGTAGGAGATACATTAGATACTAATATAGATGTTTCATCTATAGTACAAAAATTTAGTGCAAGTTTATTTGCTAGTCAAACTTACCCTACAGGAATTCATAATAATGGATTTTTATTAAAAAAACCAGATTCTGTAGAAATGGATGTATCTCGTAGTTTTGGAGAGTTACAATATTTTTCTGTAGATACACATACAATTTTTCCACCTAAATTAACATTTAAATGGGATGATAGTATACATAATTTTCAATCATTAGCTAAACAAAGTGGAGAGTTAAATGTATCTCTTTATAGAAACCAAGAAGAATATAATCAAAATGATGAAGCTATCTTTAGAGTCCATGTAAGAGATAAATATCCAGCAAGACAATTTGCTTCGTCTTCTAATTATTTAAATGTAGGATACTTTACAACGTCCTCATTTTACAGTGTACGAGATGCTGATTCAGAAGAAGAAATAATTCCTTTTGATACTACATGTACAAAATTAAGTGCTGATAATGATGGAATGCATTTTAAAATATATATGAAAGGTCTACAACCTGAAAGATATTATAGAATATTATTTAAACATGTTAATAACGAAGGTACAAGAGTATATGACAATAACTATTATTTTAAAGTTATAAGATAATGGCTAAACAAAATGTAAATTTATCAAAAACAATTATTAGTAATAAAGCATCTAATAATATTACTCCTAAAGCTTTTAATAATTTAGCTAAATCTAAAAAAAATTATAATCCTGAAGAAATTAAATCATTATATAATGATCTTTTTTATTCTATACCCAAAACAGGAAA